TACTTCTTCCGGAACAACAGGGTAATCAGTTTCATCTTCCATTCTTACAATGCCCAACATATACCTAGCGCCTATCTGACTAACAGATAATTCTTGCGTAAGTAACTTAGGCACATCATCAGGGTGTATAAGGAACGATACTACTGTTCCTTCCCTCGTCTGCCTGTATGCATGTTTCTTTGCTTCTACCCCTTGTAATGCCTTCTCAAGCACATCCTTATTAACTGTCATTGCTTTTTCTCCCCTTAAAAATAGGTTATAACTAAATCGATTGACTCTACTGTGTCTAACCAAAAGAAAACCACGTAGATAAACAAGCCTAAACTTGTTAACCCCACGATAGAGCCTGTGTAAACCTTCCAATTATCTTGTGTTAAATCAATCAGCTTGCTGATTAAGTTAAAGACCTTCTCTCTTTTAGATTGAGCCATCAGCTTGTCCATTGTATGGCTATAACCAACATTATAATCAATGGTATCTTGGTTATAGCGTGATACTTCCAAAAATTATTATGCACCCATTCATGTAGTCTATTCATCTTCTTTTTTCTCCTTATCTGTAAATTCATTGTAGGGTTGAATCACCATAGACTCTTGTGGCAAAATAATTTCTTCTTGCTTTTCATACTCTGTTACAGTCTTTGGACTGACTGCCATTTGATATTTGGCTTGTGCTTTAGCTTCTTCTAGTGATTTACACTTGATAGTGTAGTAACCAATTTGTTTTTTTTCTGCTCTAATAGCATACGTTTTCATTTCAGAATCATCTTCGTTTCTCCATTCGTCTTTAAAATCTTCTATGTCTTTCATCTGCCTTGTCCTCTATATTTTTTTTGACCTCTGCGTTTGTGCTTGTTCATCGTAGAAGTTCCTACGTTACGTCTGCCTATGCTTGTGCGCTTTCCCCTAGACCCTGTGTTCGGTTGGTGTTGGTTGTTAGTCGTTGCCTTTCTCATGTTTCTTCTCTGTCAAGAAGCCAAAGTATATCTTCTTCATCCCAATTCAAATCTTTAAGATACTCTCTAAGTTCTTCTTCGTTTAAATCTTTTACGTAATCGTAAAAGTGTTCATACAAAACTTGAAATGCATATTTATAATCTGATAAAGCATCTTCCGCTTCGTTATCTGCGTATGTTTTTTTTACTTCTTCTAAATCTATAGCCATATTCCTAACTCCAGTTCGTTAATATCGTTTAAACAATCATCCGGTAAAAAATAAGCGTGTCGGTTTGTCCCTTGTGGGTCACTCCAATACTTCTTATCCTTACCATCTGCACCCATAATCCAACCTTTGATATAGAACGTTGGGGGTTTTGCGTATACAAGTACGTATGGTCTATCATCTTTATCATCGTCATGTAGTATTAGACGTTTCTTTTCGTGATCTACTGTACGCACTTGTAACTTCTCCACATCATCCGCTTGATAATCACCAAGCGCACCACTCCACCATAAGCCACCCCACTTGGCAACACAGGCTTCGCCCATCGTGCCATAGATATTGATTGCCCATGCAGTCATGTCTGTTGGTGCGCCATACTTAGGCTTACGATCATCGCGTAAATTCTGCACCATCCTCATTAATCCATGTTGTCCGGCAGTCAGCATTTCTGCCGGTGTTAAAGTAACCTTAATTAATTCTCGTTGAACTCTGTCCATTTTTCATTCACCCACTCCAAAGGGTCTATGCCTTGCAATGCCCACCACCTATTCTCATTACCATCTGCATGTAACTGCCTATGATGTTCTTCGCACAATGGAACTGCGAACTGGTCTCCAGTCCTTCTCATTCCACGTGAGCCTTCCATAATATGAGTAAGGTGATGTGCTTGTGGCGGTCTATTACAAACTAAACAACCATGACTACGAACAAAAGATAAATACTTTTGTGAACGTAACTTGTCTGCCCAATCGTTAGAAGGGGATGTCTTGGTCACTCTTGTTATCAGGTTTAAACGATGTACTTTCTGCGTCAGAATGTGTCGTTGACTGCTTTGTGTAACCAACATCTTTAGGTTTAGGTGTTCCTTGATAGTATGTTTTATTACCATCTTTAGAAATCTTCTTCCAACTGTTAGCTTCTAAGTCAGCACCATTAAGAGTAAGACTAACTAAATAATCAGGTCTCTTGTCGCCTTCTTCTTTACGATTGTTTTTGTATATGCGTAGCTTGTGTTCTTCTCCATTTACTCTAAAGAATACACTTACGTCTATCGCACTATTAGGGTTCTCGTTGTTAGGAAATATTCTAACGCTATCAGGATATTCGTTTTCCATTTTTTTTCTCCATTAATTAAACAAGTCATGTAAGGCAGAAAGTTCTGAGTTAACTGCCTTACACTATCCATTCCTAACCCAAAGAGGACTAGCCTTTGATGAATTGGGTAGCTGAAAGGATACCCATTTGGTTATTCTAATATTCATAATTTAAAAGTAAGTAGCTAGTGCATGATGGTTTAGTTCTCATTTACTTTTATCCTCAACCTACTTAGTGTCCTCTTACTCGTTTAACCGAATACTCACACGTCAGGATTTTATAAAGGCTCATTCCTAGCTACTCACCATTTATTTCTCCCCATTTTCGTCTTGGTTTATTACTTCTCTGATGCTTTTTAATTCTTCTACCGCATCATCAAACTTTTTCTTGTCCAGTCTTTGAAGTGCTGATGTCTTTTCAGCACCCTCAAGCCATAGCTTTTCAACCTCAAGAACAGTATCTTTACCCCTTGCTTCTTCAAGCAAGTCGTCTATAAACTTATGCAATTCTTTTTTGTCGTCAGGTTCTTTAACTGCACCGCCTTTCTGCACTTGTGGTTTCGCTCCCACGTGGTCAGTATCAGCTATCTGCCCATCATCATCTTCGTCTGTTGCCAAGCAAAGCATAGCACTCAAAGAATACCTACGCATATATGTGAGCGCACTACCCATAGCTTGAGCGCCATCACGCTGTTGCTTCAAAGGCAATTCGCTTTCTATCCACTCGCCACTCTCATGTAGTAATCTTGTTACAAGTGTATATCCTCTATCACTTATTATGGGTATCTGTATTACAGACAATCCATTCTTAGATGTGATAGGCAATATGGTTTCCAGTATAAGAGCAAGGTCAGCATAGCTATAGGTATAACCTTTGCCATCATGTGTTTGCACTTTAACTGTTTTTGTTTTGGGAAGTATGGGGAACTCTGATTGCGCCACCGCTAATGCTTTACCTAACTCATTTAATTGAGCGCTAGTACGCATAAGGGGATGTTGCTTAAAGATTTCTCCAGTAGAACTATCTATATTATCCATTCAATTCTCCTTGATATTGGTCACAGTATGAGGATACATCACAGAACTTCGCACAACGCATTGCTTCGCCCTTACGATGATCGATAATATAATCCTCGTTATTATCTACAAATGTTTCAGCATCTTCTTGTGTGTCAAAGAGTTTAAACGCTCTCTTGCCACCCTCTTTCAACACCGCCCACTTGTCCGGTTTCTTCCACCTTTCTTCGTCAGAACAATCCGGCAAAGTAAGAGTGGCAAGCTGATGTGATTCCACTTTATCACGCACAAATTCTTCCTGTTCTGCAAAAGTCCAAAGGTCTATTTCAGTTACAGTTACTTCGTGTTGTGGATAGTCAGGGTTTCTATCAGCTTCAAATGACGAATGGTCGCGTATGATATTAACAATCTGTAGTTGGGATACATCCCTACCATTCTTGCGAGCAAGCCAAGCATAAATGTTTAGTTGCTCTACATCACTACGCCTACCATTCATCACAGCATAAGCCTTACGAGTTTTCCAATCCATAATTGTTATGCCTTGAGGGTCTAATCTTTGCACGTCTATTTGACCTGACACAGTCCAACCGCATGACTCCGCAAAATATCTTTGCTCCAAGATATAACCCTCTAGCGTTCCTAGTTCTAGGATATGATGCACCGCCCTTCCAAACAGAGACCACACTTGCTTGGACACATCTACAACGAGTTCATCGTCATGTTGTTGTGCTAGGTGCGCTTGTCTAGGGGGTTTGAGTAGTCCAGTTGCAGAGATATCTGCCTTGCCACGTGTATAAGTGTCACGCATTACTGCCTTCGCAAATACTTCCGGTAGGTTCAGGTCGTTACTATACTTCATTACACTCTCACATATAACTTTATATACTTTGTAATCTATTGTCAAATAATATATAAAAAATGTTAATTAATGGCTAAAGAAAAGGGGGGATGCGTTCTTCTTGGGAATGATACCCCCCCTTTTAACTGGAGTATTGAACATGGATTGCTCAACAGAATGAAAGTTTTTAAAAAAAACTTGCACTCACATATCATTCTATACTATCCTAGAGAATAGACAAGTCGTGGGGTAAGACCATAGGGTTTGTCATTAATAGGTTACTATGGGATGCATACATAGCCTAATGCGAGACCGAAAGTGTGAACGCAGTATGCCTTAAAGCACTATGATTTAAGTAAGTAGCACACGAATCAAACATCATGTGCGATAGTTTGATGCCAATGGCGAAGTCCGAGAAGATTAGCATGGTATGGTGTCTATCCTATGTGTAAACGTAGGATGTTAGACCTATGCCATAACTCAATCCTCAAAGAATAGCATGGATTAAGGGTCTTAAATATATAAAAACTGGAGAAAAATATGGATGATGAATACGCTTTTGAAGGTGTTGTCATAAGGCTTAAACAAAAAGACTATGACAAGTGGCTAAAAAACTTCAAGAATATACCCAACTTAGATGCAGTCCTTATGTCAAGGGACGTGTGGCTTTCAGAAGAAGCTGACGATTCCGCACGAAAGAAATGGTTTATGTCTACTGTAAACTACCTTGTCAATGTGGATGCAAGATTCAAAGACAAGAATAAGAAAGATGAACAAGGACGTAGACTGGGCGAGGATGGGAAACATATATTTAAGAGGATGCCATGAACGATATACCTTTAACTAAAACAATAGACCAACAACTGAACGACAAACAAATATTTCTAAGACATTATGATACAGGGCAACAAAAAACAGTTTGCCCTGAATGTTCCCATCAAAGAAAAAACAAACGAGACCTTTGCCTGTCAATAAATATTAATGAGGAAGGAGCAAGATGGCGATGCCATCATTGTTTATGGGAAGGTAATGCGTGGAAGGAATCATTAAAGAGACCACCCCAAATAAGAAAGGTTGCGCCCAAGAAGCCGGCAATCATACCCAACACCAAGAGTATAAAAGGCACGTGGGCAGAGAAGTTTTTTAATGAGCGCGGAATAACAACAGAATTTGCAGAGAAGTTTGGAGTGGGAATAGTCTCTCATTTTGTTAACAACAAACGTCAAGACTGCATAGCTTTTGTATACAAGAACGAAGAAGGCGTGCCAGTAAACATAAAGTTCCGAACGCCTGATAAACACTACGCCCAACTGCCTGACTGTGAGCGCATCCCTTATGGCGTTGACTGTTTAAACGACTCAACGGACACGATCCTCATATGCGAAGGCGAGATGGACATGATAACTTGGAAGCTTATAACAGAAAATGTTATATCAATACCTGATGGTGCAAGTGATAGGAAGATGGATTGGTTAAGCACGTTTGACTTTAGTAAGTATAAAAGAATTTACCTTGCATTAGACAATGACGATGCCGGTATACAATGCAGAGAAGAATTAGCTAGAAGGATTGGCAGAGAAAGATGTTTCATCATAGCCTATCCTGATGGGTGCAAGGATGCCAATGAAATACTGTGTAAACTTGACAGGAAAGATTTAAAACAAAGCTTCTTTACTGCCGAGCCTTATCCTATAAAGTCTTTATATACTGCGAATGGATTTATGGAAGAAGGTTTGCAACTTTTTAGGGGGGGATTGCGTAAGGGATTGTCTACAGGCATAGAGGGATTAGATGAAATATTTTTAGTGCGTCCATCAGAGGTAACTATATGTAGTGGAGTTCCTAACTGCGGTAAGTCAGAGTTCATAGATGCCATAGCTATAAACATGGCACGTATGCATGATTACAAGTGGGCAATATGTAGCTTTGAGAACCCTGTATCAGAGCATTTAAACAAGCTTGCAGAAAAGAAAGTAGGTAAACCTACAAGGGATGGGTTGACTCCGAAGATGGATGAAGAAGAATTACTAGATGCTTATGATTGGTTGGCACAACATTTCTTTTTCATTAGGTCAGAGGATGAATCACCTACGATTGATTGGTGTCTTGAAGCTTCTATTAGTTCTGTTCTTAGGTATGGTGTTAATGCAATTATCCTTGACCCATATAATGAGTTCGATCATCAACGCCCATCAGGCATGACAGAGACAGAGTATGTTAGTCAGATGATGAGCAAGATAAAACGTTTCTCGCAGACTTATGGTGTGCATGTGTTTTTCGTAGCGCATCCGGCAAAGATGCGTAGGTCTGCTGATGGTGAGTTCCCTTTAGTAGAGCCTTATGACATAGCCGGTAGTGCAAACTTTGCTAACAAAGCTGATGTGATACTGATAGTTGAAAGAGACTTCTCACAGGGAAGTAGGGACGTGAGGATACACACCAAGAAGATGAGGTTTAAACAGTCAGGAAGCTTGGGAAGCGTGGACTTAGAGTATGACCCTGTAAGCGGAAGATACTCTAAAGCCTTTGGCTACCCTACGATTTAGCTTTCTTTCTAATAACTTTAGTTTTAGATTTTTTAGTTGGTGCTTTACCACCCACCCATGCTTCGTTTACATCAGGTGTAGACAGGTCGTCAGCTACATACCTACCCTTGATTGTGCGTGTGCGCACAGGCTTGGATTCAGCTTTAGGTTTTGTCTGCTTTTTAGCAACTTCATTCCTAATTTTTGTAGCGGTTTTCTTACTTTCTTCTAAGATTTCCTTTACTTGTTTATCAGACGATTCCTTAACGACCTTTGCTTTAGGCACAGGCTTCTCCATTATCCAATAGTGAAACCACTTTTTAAATTTACTAAACATCATAGTCATTGCTCCTTATTTTTATTTTATATTTATTATTTTTTAAATATTCATTTACTTGATACTCATACGAGTTCCTCTCTACTTCATCATCTAGCATAGCATCTTCTTGCTCATCCCACATTCTGAATAGCTTGTATACGTATTGTCTTGATACCCCTACTTCTTTTGCAATAGAGTTACCATTCATACCTTGTTCTCTTAG